TTTTAGAATAAAAACACCAATTACCCAATTCTCTGCAGCATCTTCGACATAATGCATAGATCGATCTGGAAATACACGGTGTTCTTCAATATCATTAATCTTATAGATTACACCATAATCGTTTCCATCATGCACTACGCGTGCACTACGATTGGAATATTCATCAACACCCTTGTACTCATGCAGCGTCTTCATCATCAACCTCCATGATTGAACCAACTGCCATCTTATAAGTATTTTTGATATAATCAGCAAAATCTGTATCCTGGAACATCTTGGTCCAAAATTCTTTATTATCTACAATGTCGCCAGCACGCATTGAAGGCTGTCTGACTTCGCCTGTTTCTTTATCTACGGTAGCATACCAACCAGCTTTAGGCTTAACAATGTAGCCACCATCAATAGCAACATCCAATAGGCCAGACCACCTATTAATACCTCCATCATAACTGACCGTGATAGGGATCTTAGACTTTTCTTTAACATAACGGGACTTCTCCACGTTGATTACGAAATGGTAGCCAGAGATACCATCCGCATCTTTTTCCTGTTGACGACCAAGGATCCAGATATTATCTGATCCATAGTAAGATCCAGTACCACCGCCAACGATATCCTTAGGATAGAGACCGATCTCCTTATATGTATGGTTGATCACTATCATAGGAATATCTTTAAGAGAAAGATGTGGTGTAATCATACGGAAGAGTGACTTAAGTTGTTTAGCACGAGACATGTCAGCAACTGACTTACCATCAAGTGCATCCTCAACTTCTTTCTTAGAAGCAAGGTTACCAATAGAGTCGATGATAATCATGACATGATCATTGCGATCAAGCTCTTTCATCTGAGCCATAATATCAAACTTCAATTCTTCGATGTCGGTGATAGGAGTATGCACAACAGACTCAAAAGGAATATTAAAGGTACTAAAATAGGACTGAGGAGTGCCGAACTCAGAATCGTAAAAAAGAACAATGCCATCTTTGTACTTCCTTAGAAAGGATGATGCCATTAAAAGAGCAAAGCCAGTCTTAAAGTGCTTAGATGGTCCAGCAAGCATTGTAAGGCCGGGTGTGATACCACCATCAACTGAGCCAGACAACGCAACGTTGATCATGGGTACAGGAGTAGGGATCATATCCTTCTTTGCAAAGACTTTACTGTCAAGTAGAGTAGATGTAAGATCAATCGTAGAATTCTTAATAAGCTTATCTTTAAGTGACATAACGACTCCTATTTGTCAAGTACTTTATCATCAATTTCTAATATACCAATATTTTGCTCTTTTGTAAACCGTTTTTGATTAGTTATACCAATATTTGCTGCTATTAAGAGTACGATAGCGAGAGGATCAAAAACAAAAACAAGAAGAAGAATGACCATCCTAACACTTCTTTCAAGGTTATCAACAGACTGTACTTCATATATGAGCTCAGAAATGTATTTGAGTGGTCCAACTTCTGCTTCGAGTTTTTTGATATCAGATTCAAGTCTAATTCTTTGTTCTGTATATGTGGATATATTTTTGACATGATCGTCTTTCCTTTTGACGAGTGATTCTCTCGTCTTTCTCTGCTGGTCAGCAGCTTTGAGTGCTGTTGCTGCTTGTCCACGATCAGTCATCTTATTTAATGCAGCATCAATTTGTTGTATCTGTTTGTCTAAGTCATCTATGCTTTGTTTTTCAAATCCAATCTTAGAGTTTAATATTTGTATTTGATCAGCAGTGCCAGTATTTAAATTAACTGTCTGGTCAATATGTGCTTTAGATAAGAAACCAAATATACCCATGCTTGTAATAAACATCAATATAAAAACAGCTGTACTTAAATATGTTTTAATTAGAAACGGTGTTTGCCTCCAGTTTCTATACAACCATGATGCTGTTACTAGTTTACCAACTTCTAATACAGATCCCATCACTACAACTGGCCAGAACGCTGACGCAAATATGGTCGTGAGACCTATGATTGAATAGTAGCCAGAGACACCCGATAGAGCTAAGGCTACTGCGAGTGCCAGATAGTTTATCATCCGTCTACGTAAGTATTAATTTTCTTTATGAAAGCTTGGATCCTTGCAGATCGATCGGGCCAGAGGATATATTCTTTATTAGGATCTTTTGATAAGTTTTGTAGTAAAGGCATGATCATATCTCTTAGTCCGTGTAACTTATCTTGAGCTTCAGCAGTCTTTTGTTCTACTGCTTTAGATTGTTGTTCTACTACTTTTTTTAGTTGTTCTTCGTGGGCTTTTAGTTCTGACTCAGATACAAGACTAAAGCCAAAATCGTCATCATTTAATTTCATGCGAACCAATCCTCTAACGTAGATATCTTCTTATTATTTACTTTCCAGTGTAGTACATCAAGTATAGACTTGATCGGATCAAGGAAAGCTCTATCAAATTGCTTATCATAGTCAATGTATTTATTAATCTCAAGTTGTTTAGGCATAGCAGAATTTGTAGCTATGACGTTTTCTTGTCTTGTGATAGGATTAGGAGTAATAAGATATGCAAACTTGATCTTATCACCATTAGCAATTGGCTGATGCTTCTTCTCGAGACCTGCATCTTTAATTACTTTATTGTAGAGGAGAGATGCTCTAACTTGGATCGGCAGAGATTTCTGATCAAGCTTGTAGTGAAGAGGGAATGTACTACCACCATCATTCTTACGAAAGTAAATCATCTTAACACTACGAGGAAATGCTACTTCTTCGAACTCCATGTTATAGAACCTATCTCTAAAATCTTCAATGAAGTTAAGGACAGTTTTCTGATCAGTATTCATGATGAGTTCTAGTGTTTTCTTAATGTTCTCACGGCAAGATGCGGGTGTAGATGAACGAACTGCTTCGATACCCATGATCTTAAGTTCTGGCTTTTCATACTGCACACCCTCGCTATTCCATACGTTGAGGATGTACATCTTCTTTGCTTTCCAGATACCTTTATTAGCGATGTTCTCTCGCTTCATCTGCATCTTCTGTTGATATGCATTCATCATGTCAGCAAGGTCTTGATACGACTTATTGATATAAGGCTGTATCTTCTGTTCACAGAATGCATCAAGCGCTCTAACTACCTCGTGATCATCTGTCATTTCCAACTTCTCAACGAGAGGACCCATGTTGACATACACCGAGTCAGTATCAGATGCAATCACATAGTCTTTATTATCCGTCTTGAGCATCTTGTTGAAGTATGCATTAATCTTCTGTTCGATCCAACGGATCGATAGCTGACCAGAAGTATTGGTTACCCAACGCACCATATGCCGAGTTGAGCTGGATCTTTTTGGCAAGCTGGAGATTGTGATAACGCGATGCAAGTTTTTCGTCATCTTTGCTTTTCGTTTCTTTGAATCTTTTCTTGGCTTCAAGCATCTTGTCTTTGTAGATAACACGATCATTGTACATCTTCTCCATGAGTTGAGGCAAGAATCCTTGTGTGTCTTTACGGTACATACAACCATTGGCTGCATAAGCTACCATGCCATCACGATATTCCCAATTACCTTCTAGCAAATAATCGATTGAAGGAAATTGTGTACGACCAACAAAGGTTTCTGGTGAGATATTATATTGCATGATAAGGTGTGGATAAAGAGAGTTCAAGTCGAAAGATACAACCCATTTATGCATACCTACCTGCGGGTCTTTAACATAGCCACCAACGAGAGTGTCGTAGTTATCTTCGATCTTTTGCTGCGGGATGACGATCTTCTGATCCAACAGGTAGTTGTGGATGATAACATCCCACGGTCGAACTGTAGTTAGTGTATCCATATAGTTGACTTTGGCATCATATGCAAGCGCAAACACCTGCTTAATAAAACCAAGCTTATCTTCAAGACGGTCTACGAGCACACAGTCGTGAATGTTATAGTCGATGAACTTCTCGTAGTCTTTCTTGTAAAGATCCAAGAGACTATCATATTCAGAGTAATCGAGCTTACGTTCACCAAGGACGATGTTAGCGATATGGTCTAGACGATACGATTCTTGGTTAGTAAATGAAAACTTCTTATAGAGATGCATGTAGTCAAGGATAGTTACACCAGCAGGAACGAATGCTTGGTTCTTCTGGTCTCGAACGATGATCTCTTTCTCGTCGAGGAACTTCCACGGCGAAAGCTTCTTGGCTTCTTTCTCGCCAAGCTGGCCGATGATACGGTTAACGATATACGGTACGTCAAAGAACTCTACGTTCCAACCAGTCAATACATCTGGTGTCCAGTCAGGATGATTCCATGCAAGGATAAACTTAGCAAGCAGATCTTTCTCATCTTTACAAAGGACATATGAAACATCATCAGACTTTGGCTTATAGTAACCACAACCAAACACGATGCTACGACCATTCTTACGAAGAGAGATAGCAGTGATTGGTTTAGATGCTTGCTTGATATCCGGAAAGCCGTCATCGCTAGCTACCTCGATATCGATAGTCACTACTGAAACTAGTTCAGGATCGTAGTCGATCTGACCGGGATACTCATCATTGATGAATACGTATGGGTAGTTAGTTAGACCATAGAACTTGAAGTTAGATACGTCGCCATATTGCTTGACGAAGTCACGCGCTTCTCGCATAGAACTAAAGTTGATCTTGCCAACTTTCTTGTTGTCGAGAGTTAAATATTCGCCCTTATCAGAAGGGATGAAGAGGTAGGGTTGATAGTCTACCTCTTCACTAATGCGTTTACCGTTTTGATATCCACGTAGATAAATCTTGTTACCACGTGCATAGAAGTTTGTATAGAAACGTGACATTAAATGCTACCTCAAGACTGTCAATTATAGGCATATTATAACATATTTTAGATCAGAAGTAAATTACTGTTTACCAGCTATCTTCTCTTGTCCACGTGTCCAAGCAGCAACACCAAGGATGGCACCGAATGCCATGTGAATCAATCCACCATTATCAAGTGTGATTGACTTCCACGGGATGTATGTCATGCCTTTTAAGAATTGTGGCATGAACATCGCGATGATTGGAAAAGCAACGAAGTCACAGAAACACATGATCATGTAAAGCCAGCCCATAGCTGGTCTCCACATTGATTTCATCCACGGTTCTTCTTGCTTAGCGTTTTCCGCTTTCCATTTTTCTCTTTCTAATTCAATGGCTGCAAGTTGTGCTGCCTCTGAAACTTGTGGTGTTGCGCTTGGTCTTGATGGACCAGTATCAACATAACTAGTTTGTATAGATGCAGCTGCACCCTTTGTTGCGGGTGGTAGCTGATCCATCGCAGGCTTTGGTGCTACTGGTTCGTCGTCTAGTGTACCGAATTTAGGCATCATTAACCTCCAAAGATTTCTAAGGCTGCTTCATAATGATGCTTACGGTCTTCAAGACCTATTGTTCCACCGTTGATTTTTTTAGTTACAGTTAGGATATCATCCTTATCTGCCCATTGATTGAGTTCACGTGAATCCCAGAACCAACCTGCAGACCATGCTGCACCCTCTTCCGTTTCTAACCATGTAGCTGCTTCTTGTAACTCCATGTTCATATCAGAAGCGAATGCTTGATAGTTGCTTTTGCCTGTTAATTG